TCCTCATCTTCTAAGTGACAAAAAGCGTTGTTGATGTCTCCTATGAGAGTTAATAATGCTTCATAGTTGGTCATAGTGTTGTTGTAACTGATTTAATATTAAAACTATTTTGTATATAATGCAATAGTTAGTGTGACAATATTTTAATTGTCCTCTATCAAATCTTCCATAAGTGCGTCTAGTTCTTCAGCACAAAATCCACACCTCCAACCCTCGACTTCCTCGTTATATACTGCATAACGATTGACATATCTACCTGTTCCAAGTGAACATAGATTACCACAATCAACACATATTTCAGTTTTGAAAGTATTTACTGGTTTGCACATTAACATTAATCAATACCTCTTAAGTGTGAATTTTCTTGATATACTTTTTTAGTCCAGTATTCTATTTGATAATTAAATGTATCATCATCAAGAAATTGTTTCCTGTGTTTCATCATTTCGTATGCCTTATCTGTGGCATATTCCCATAATCCCTCTTCATAATACATTGATTAGTCCTCGTGATACTGTTGATACTGATTAGTGATTAAATCCTCAACTTGATTAAGTTGATCTTTAGTCATCAATTCGATCATAAAATCTATTAAATCATAAGGTGTACCATTATCCCCATCTTCGAGGATTGATGCAATCTCTGAAAAAATAGTTGCTTTTTGATCTCTGTACTTAGTCAATTTCCTTAACCTCCTCTATTAGTTCTTCAACAAATTCCTCATCATAATATGAGTACATATTCTCTATACACTCTTGTTGTGGCATACTACCAAAACATTCGATCATATCTGCTGATACATACTCGGCAAGTTGAACAGTATTCATATTGTCAACTACCCTCTCAACAAATATTTCTATGAGATTGTCGTGTTGTTTTTTAGTGAGTTCCATTACTTGTTATCCTCATTGAATGGACTTGAAAAATATGATTTGTTTGCAACAAACAATACTGCTAGTGCAACTAAGATCCCAAAGAATCCTATTATTAGGATCGGACTTTGGGGGAAATCATAGGTTGGTACTGTTGGCATAAGTGTTAATCCTCGTAACTGATTTCATCATACACCCTAACAGATAAACTTTCGTTGTCTGTTGTGACAATATTATTTCTGTCCATTGCCTTACCCACAATCTCCCATATTTGATGTACCTCTGAGTCATCTAGAAAATCTACCATATTGTAGTAAATTTCGTTACTCTCTTGATATGGGTCATCATCAGGGAAATGGTACTTCACTCCCTCTGGTTGATAATCTCTGTTAAAATCTTGTTTCATAATTAAATCCTGTGTAATGTGTAGTTCATAATTTCCTCGTTATCATAGTCAGAATTACCTGATCTATACTTCTCAGGGTCTTTAAGAATGTACTCCCACGCTACTTGCATCAAGTCCTCATTATCCCAATCGTTAAGATCGGACTCCTCTTCATCAAAATCCATTTCCTTACAATAATCTTCCCAAAACTCATCAAATGATATTTCAAAGTTTTGATAGTAGTCAGTTCTTGTTGTGAACTGCATAACGTACTGTTGTTGAACCATTAGTCGAACCTCGTATCTTCTAAAATTTGCCAGTATCCACCGTATGAGTAAACTTGTCCATCTACTTCAACTTCATAAGGATAGAATCCAAAGTGATCGAAGTGGTCATTGACATACTCTCGAATAAGTTGTTTAAGAGTCATAGTGTTGTTGTAACTGATCTAATATTAAATCTATTGTGTATAGAATACAATAGTCTGTGTGACAGTATTTAAACTGTCTTTTTAATACTTCAACTTGAATATGTGTCCATAGGTATGATCTACCATAGAGCAATCAATTTCAACATATTCTTTTGAGAGTTTGTTATCCCATATATCTTGATAGTCAAGTGTCACATAATCTGGTAGATTTTTTGTTGCTTCATCTACCTCAGTACAATAGTATTCTGCAAAATCTTTTGCTGTTTCAAATTGACCCTCGTACATATTCTCAAAATGTGGTACTGTATCCACATCAAAGTAATCTGAAAACAGATCAACTAACTCTGTACCATAATCTTCACAAAGTCTATGATATATGTCATAGTAGGTTAAAAAATATGTCTCTCCATAGTTTTCAATGAACCTACACATTTCATTATAATCCCAGTTGTATAGGTTATTATAATGGTCAAGAAGTTCTCTTGTTTCTTCTTGCATTTGTCCTGTTGCTTTTCCCATTACCAATCTCCGTTAGACTCTGCAAAGACATCTTCATTCCAATGCTCTGTTTCTTTTAAGACACCGCAATGTCTCATAATACCGTCATAGATTTCCATACCTGATCTTGACATTCTACCGCAGGTGTAATCCCAACCTAATTCAGTTAAGTTGTCAAGAATAAATGCAAATGAAACTTTTTTCATAATTTGTTGGTGTTTGTATGATTTAATATTAAAACAGTTTTGTAGAGAATACAATAGTTAATGTGACAATATTTTAATTGTCATAATAAATGTTGTCCTGTCGATCTCTTAAAAACTCACATAATGCTGAGTATGAGTCTGGTTTGTCTAACACATAGTCAGTAAGTTTTTCATACAAGTATTCATCATACTCGTCAATTTCTTGCTTAAGAGTCTCGTCTAGTGTAAGATCAGGTCTTGATACTATGATCTCTTGTCTCATACTATCATAGACGTATGATGCCATTTCGTCTCTAGTCATTTCTTCTATGCGAAATAACACATATTCATCAAGTAGTTTCTTTTTTTGATCTACTGTCCAGTTTTCAGTTAGCATTTAATTTCTCCGCTACCCTTTCATCAACCATTTTCTCTACCTTTTCGTAAAACCAATCTGAGTCTGTAATGATGTCAGTTTGATGATCTACTAATTCTGTGACATACTCTTTGATGAGTTCGGCAAGTGTGTTTCCGAATGTCTCATCAACGCTATTTAACATTGTGTCAATCATTTTGGTGTTTGTTAACTATAATCTAGTATTGCATAGCATTGTGTACTATGCAATTCTAGGTGTGACAGTATTATAACTGTCATATAATTTTAGTTCCTTGTTCAACAATTAGTTTATTACTAATAGTGTGACCTAAACGTGGGTCTTTTCTATTCTTTACAGTATTGAATTTCTTTTTCAATTCTGGTAAAAGAATATCAAGGACTTGCCCTGCGGTCATTCGCCACACTTCAACGATTTTACCATCTTTGTATCGTGCATAATAATGATGATGATACTTTCCTATCTTCTCATCAACTAGGTAATCAACTTGTTCTTCCCACGTTGGTTGAACTGATATACCGTTGTATGTCGCTGTCAACTTCTTACCTATGGTTGACTTATATTCTATGGGTAAATCATATTTGTCGTATGCGTCAGCACCTGAGTAATCCTCAGCGACTTTATGACCTAACACCCCTGCTAGATGTATCTCTCTTGATCGAGCATAAGAGAATGGGTCGCCCCAACCTTGCTCAATACATAACTGATACATTTTCTCAAATAATTGCTGATACTTTTGTTCTGGTGTTTGCATCATTGGTTATCCTCTGATAATAATGTTCCCCACTCAGTATAGACGTAAGGAAACTGTTTGGCAAGTTTCTTAAAGAATAAGAAATCATCAAATGATATTTCTTCATTTGTTTCGTGAAAGTGTTGCCACCTTCTTTGTACTTCATTGAATGTCATTTTGATCTGTCTCCGAATCAATAATTGCTTCAACTTTCATTTCCCATATATCTGGGTATATGTCGTGAAATGACATTGCTTCCATCATTATTTCAGCAATTTGTTCACGTTGCTCTCCTGTTAAAAGGTCATAGCAATCTACGACCTTTGGTTTAGTTTCTCCTAACATTATACTAATACCTCTCCTTTTTCAATTTGATCTAACGCTCTACGAGTGCAGGGTGTTGCTTCATAGGATAGTATCTGGTCATAGTTCTCATCATATTGATGCTTGACCTCATACATTGCCCAGAATCCTTGACCTCTACCGTTTGGAACAAATATGTATGAATACTCTTGCCAACAATCAATCATAAAGAAATCTTTTCTTTTCTTACTGATAATTGGTTTTTCATCTTCTCCACCATAGTATGCAGGTTTTGGGTCTGCAACTGGGTGGAACTCTCCTGTTTCTACATCAAATGTTGAGTCAGACCAACAGTTTGACATATTGCCACCGTCAATAAGTTTGTTTACTGATTCTTCAGTAGTGTAGTGAGTAAGTAATTTAACTCCTAGTCCTTCTGGGTATCCATCAAAGTGATGATATACAGATTTGATTGAACCATCTTCGAGTTCAATTCCGATTCTTGATCTAGTTGACATAAATTGGTGTTTGTTAACTGAACCTAGTATGACACAAAAAAACCCCCTGCAAAGGGGGTAATGTGACACCTACCAATGTGTCCCTAAGTGCGTCATATTTGCCTTGAATGTGGTAAGGGTAGAACTATCTGTAATATCAGTTGTACTGACTCTTGCTGATGCTTCATCTTTACCTATGAGTCCGTCTTTGGTTACAAATCCCCATACTGATACAACAGAACCTCTGTCAGTTGGTGCAGTAGCGACTATCTCTAAATCGTCTCCTGCTGTCCTACTAGCAAATCCCCAAACTACTGACGCATCATCACTTTCAAGTTTTTCTTTTTTAGCATTTAATTTGTAATCAGATAAACTTCCAGTACCTGCTGATGTCATTCTAGCAGTAATATTTGCGAGTCTATATGCCTTCGCTTTTGCAACTAATTCAGTACAAATACCATTCGTTGCAGTTTTTACTTTTGCAGTTGCCATTTTAACGTGTTACTTTGTTTCGTATTTCTATTTATACCACTAACGACTCAGGAGGTAGTCCATTGATGAATATAGAATCTACAACCGCCTGTAATCTCTTGATTATATGCTGACCGTAGTTTGCGTGACAGGGTACAGTAACATATCCTGTTTTCTTCCTGTAAAACTCTAATGCACCCGCTTTGATTACACCTTCTCTAATGTCCTTAGAATCCTCTGTATCCATTCTAATTACTCTACCTATAGTTTGTGCCATAGAGACTACATCTAACTGTCTCAAGAGGATACAATGGGTCAATCCTGACACGTTAATACCTTCACTCAAGATACTGTAATGGAATATGATAAACTTCTTGTCTTTGTCTCTACCGTATTGAGTGAGAGTATCGAAAAACTTTTCTCTGTTTACCTTTTGTCTGTTGACGTATGCACCAAACTTAGATGTGATATGCAAGAACTCAAATCCACGTTTCTCAAGTTGATATATCAAATCAGTTTGACTCATCATTGCTCCCAACATTCTGCTAGACGGTACACTAACAAGAACCTTATGTGCGTCATCACTATCAAGAGTATCAAGTATATCTGTAACAGTTTGACTATCAAGATCAAATGCCTGTTTCCGATCTCTGTTCTCTTTGGTATGAAATGGAACTATGGTAGGAGGGATAATCGAACCGTTGTTGACAAGTTCTTTTGCTTCAATATTACAAATAATATTTCCATATATCTTTTCGTTGTTCATTCCCCTAGTATGGCGATAACTAATGCGAGGAGTAGCAGTAAAAAAATATGTGGATTTAGAATGATAAGAAACAGACTCAGTAGGAGGACTAAAAGACCTCGTAACAGAGTTATGTGCTTCATCAAAATAAGCAGTATCAATAGTAATATCAGACTCGACAACACGTTTTAAAGAGTGATAAGTTGTAAAAATAATTATATGTTTAGTACTATTGTTAACCCAAGTTTTGATCTTCTCTGGTTTAGTAGTACTGTAGAAATGTGTTTCTCCACTATGAACGTGCATCACATCTACACCTTGATTATAATTACCATCAAGATTTTGCTCTAAGAACTCTGAGCATAACTGGTTTGCAAGTAAGATACGAGGTGCAACAACAACATAAGTTTTAGGATACCAACTTAGAGTTCCACCTTCTGTTGTCTGTAAACGTCTCTTGAGATCGTGTATCATACACATAGTTTTACCACCGCCAGTAGGTACAATAACCTGACCTTTGGTGTTGTTCTTCATAATATCGACAATACGCTGTTGGTGTGGTCGTAAAGTAATCATCAATGTTCAATAAGTGATTTCATATTAAGAGCAAAAACCCTGCCTAACAAGACAGGGTGTGACAGTATTCTAATTGTCCTCGTATTTTTCTTTGAGTCTTTTCAATTCACAATGAACTAACTCTAATCTACTCTGTAAGTATTCACTCGTGGGGTATTCTGCTACTTGACAATGAATTGACTCTACTTGTCTCATCACTATCTGTATGTCCTCCCCATCAATTTTGATCTCCTCTGAGTATGTTATTTTTGGTTGGTTGGTTTCTAGTGTCTCATAATCTCCACTCATAAACCTAATTCCTCCTGTAATCCTTTTAAGATGATCTGTTCTAGTTGTGCTTGAGACAACCCATTAAGCATTGCCCAACGTGGGTCATTCTTATCCCACTCTAACATAAATGAACCATCTTCGTTTTGTTTGATTTCTAAACCACCGTTAGGGTCAGAATCCAATTCCACTTTGTTTAGTTCGTTTTGCATCAATTACCTCAACTCTGTCAATGTATTGGTTGAAATTCCACCAACATTCTAACACCTCTTCGTAACTATGTAAAATCTTTACCGATTTATCTTTACAATGAACCTTATACCAATTCCTGTCATAAGGTTTATTTGATGTGTTTGTAAAATGTTCTAAGGGTACTATCATTCGCTAACGACCTCTCCCTCTTTTACCTCCATATAATCCCAATTCGGGTCGTCAGGAGGGTCTATCCAAAACCAATACTCTCTATTATATTCTGATGATACGAAAATCCTACCATCTTCTCGCTTGTTTTCTATATATACGAATGTGCTTCCACCCATATATGTTGCAAGGTTAATTCTCGCTCGTTCTGATTTTGCTTGAACGATCGCCATTTGTCTCAATGCCATTGCCTTTTCAATAACTCTAATTTGATTTTTTCGTGTAACTCATTGCAACTTACTGAGTTATCCTTTTCAATTTTAACCTGATTATAGGTTGAAAGATACATCAAACTATCCTCAAGTGCGTGTAGTTCGTCTTTAGTTAAAATCATCTTTTTTTAACAGGTGGTAAATACTCATTTCCAGGGTGGTCATTGGTTTTTCCCTTGTAATTCTTTACATTTTTGAAGTGTGAATCTTCAATTTCTAAGTTATCCCACTCGTGTCGAGGGCATACTACATTTACCTGTCTGTGTCCATCTTTATATGTTTCGTCAGGTATTTTTCTGACACATATTGTGATGTAGTGATCTGATATGAAACTAATAGTTCCAACATCATTGTTCCATTTAATCGGCATACCGATTTCTAGTGATTTTAAGATGTTTCTTAGTTCCAATGGGATTGATTCTGATAAGAATAAGGGTGTTGTCATTTAAGGTAGAACTCAAGAATACTCACGTTATTTCCTGTATGTCCAATACTGAGAGTCATTGAACTAGGATATAAACAAAAGTTTCCTTCAGTTGGTGTGAATTGAAATTCATTTGAATTTACTAGATTTTCATTACCAAATTTTAAATCCAAACCTGCAAACCATTGCTCTGAATTATCTGTCCAGACCATTTGTGTTTTAGGTTCTTCAATAAACCAAACTCCAGTTAATATTCTATCATTTTTTGGTAGTAAGTGCAACGATTGTCCTTGTTTCAATCTATTTACATAGGACTCTTGTAATTTAAGTTCCGTTTCCAATCCAATTAGACCTGACATAGATTCTAATTGTGAATAAATTAATGTTTTCCACGCAACTTGTTTAGTTGCAACATCATTATTCACACTTTTACCTGTGTCACTACTGACTAAAAGTGCATCTGCGTGTTGCTTTGTGCCTTGTTGAGACTCACAATGTTGAATATAGATCGGTTTACCAAATACAGGTAATAGATCAACACTCTGGAATTGAACTCTGTTCATATTTCAAATGTAGTAATTCACAAATTTCATCTACTACTGACAAATCGACTTTTAATCGTTCATCATCAATAGAGTGCCTTGAGTTTTTTCTGTATAAGTCGCCCATATAGAGTGCGATTGCTTTTTTGATAATAGATTTTTGTCTATCATCTAAAATGCGAGACTTACCCACCATTTTAGTTTCGCTGTTCATAATACTATGTATTATAGCGTCTATTTAATGTCGTCAAGGGGCAACATTAAAAGTTAATGTAATTCTGTTAGCGTGTCCTGACCCTTCATATCCGTGTTGTAAGTTAGGGGGGTGAATTATAATATCACCTTCATCATACGGTACTGTACAGTCTAATTGATTAAATGCGTTCATTTGTGTTGTACCAACTTGAAGTATAGGATAATGTGATGAAATTATATTTCTCCTAAATTTCATCATAGTATGCCTTTCTCTATCAAAGTTAACGTAATAAGTTCCTGAGTAGATACAATTACTATGTTCGTGTGGGGCATATAACGCACCCTGTTGTCCTAATTCCAAATAACTGTCAGCAAAGTGTGTGCCATCAGTTAGTTCATAGCAAAATGCCTGTTTGTTTACCTCATTAACTGCGTTCTTGATCTCGTTTTTTAATTCTCTAAATTCTGGTAGTTCAAGGATTTGATGATCTCCTAATTGTGAGACATTAACAGATATAGTAGGGTGCTTATTTTCTAATTTAGAACCATCTAATTCAGCAATATATTGCATAATGATAGTTTTGAATTTTGCGTGATTCTTTACTTTATACTTTCCTACTGGTTGCATAAAGACACCATACACATTTGTGTCTGCTACATTTTCTAGTGAGTCTGATAAGTTCATAATAATGGAATGAGAGAGAATTGATCGTCAGGTAGTGTTGATTGAGTTATAATATCGAACCCTAAAGTAATCCTATCGCCTTCATAATCGTTATTAACTACGACTTTGTGCATCCTCGAAAACCCAGGCCCCAAGTAGATATTCCCAATTTTATTGATTATATTATACTCGTATGTTCCTACTGGTAAATGCTCTTTGAATTTTGTTATTGAGTCTTTTGGGTCGATACTAATATATCCGTGCCACGGAAAATGATGATCGTGCCAATCTAACACTTGATCTGGTTTATGAAAATTCATCCAACATTGCATCCACAATGGGTCATCAGGATTAACACCAAAGTTACCTAAATGTTTTCTTACGATTACACTAATTTCTTTTAATAGATGATAAAACAAAGGACTAGGAGAAGTTAAATTAAATACATTATAAAATCTATATCCACTTAAGTCTCCCGATTTCATATTTTTTAGTTGTTCCATATCTTCTTGTCGTGCATCTACCTGAGAAAATAAATCTGGTAGTGCATCAAGTGTTAGTCCATCATTTTTTAATGACGAGTCACACCCTGTAAAAGTATTCTTGAATAGACGATATGCTCTACCAAGTTGTACTTTCATTTCCTCTGATTCATTGGATACAACTTCTGATTTACAGACTACCCAATCCTCTCCTGAGTCAATTAAATTAGGTTCGTAGTTACGCATTACTATACGGATTTTGTGTAATAGGGTTTAGGGATATGTTTATGTTAACAACTGGTCGCCACGTCTTACTGGGGGTCGTAGAAGCGTGGAATAGGTCGCCTTTAAAGGCAACTGCTCTACCCTTTTTGGGTGTGACTCTAACCTTTTCTGTGAAGTTATCTTCTTTCAGATATTTGTTATAGTCATAATCATTTAGGGTTCTTTCGTTGTAGATAACTGTGTCTCCATCTGAGTCATCCATATAATATATTACGTTCCAACTGTCTGGAACGTATGAGTCAATGTGTGGTAACTGTGTCACGTTTTCATACATAGCGGGTACACAATTAATTCTCATTCTCATTAAATTAAATGCACCGATTTTGTCCATAATGTTGAGTGACATAGGAACAAATGCGTTACACAAAGGAGATACATTTCCACCTTTATCACACTCATACATATAATGAAAATTACAGAACCCATTTCTGCGATCTTCCGAATTTGCATCCATAATTGCTGAGTCTTTTCTGTGCCACATCAAGTTCTCATCTTTAATTAAAGAGATTAACCATTCTTGATATGTTTCAGATATGAGATCATCAACAATTATATAATCAGGAATTTTTGGAAATGCAGGACTAATCATCTTCCTCCTCATCTTCTATTTTAAAAACTAACAACTCATCACCGTTTTTCACCTCATCCATTTCTGGGTGTGTGGTTTTGTACGGTTTCATAGCATCACCATAACTGTTGACAGGTGATCTATCCATTTCCCTTAATGTTGCTGTCATCATTTTAAACATAAATGCAAAGGTCATTCCGAATAGTGCAACAAAGAAACACAAGTAAACAAATACTGTGACTTCATTCATTTTTTAACTTTCTCCCATTGAATAATGAGAAATAATCCTAGTGTTACCCAAAACACTATTTCTAGTCCGTAATTAGTCATCGTGGTCATCCCAAGGGTCTGTTAAATTTTGATTTGCAAAAAATCCCTTATAAATTCCATAACCTGCTAACAGTATTGTGATTACTGCTATTGATATTGGAAATGTAATATTAGGGTCAAAGTTGTAATGGTTCATAATAATTCTTCAAATGCTTCATCATCTTCGTCATAACCTTCTCCAGTATTGTTTTCACATTTACCGTAATAAGGATTATGGTTTTGTTGTGATTGTTCATTTCTTACTAAATCACTCGCTGCTTCCCAAGGTGCTGCAAGCATTGGTCTGCCATCCCATTTTCGATCAGCGTATTGTCCGTTCTTATCAACATAAGAAACGAAACATTGTATTTGTTCTTTGTTTCCTTCGTAGTTTGGTCGCCAATGCAAATCTTCGTGTCCTTTGAAAATTACCGAATCACCTGTTTCCAAAAATAATTCGTGTTTCTCACCTTTGACATCTATAAAGAATGACCATTTATATTGTGGGTCTGCTGTTACACAAATGTTTCCCACCCATTCTCCCGAACTACGATCTCTATGCTGATAGCACTCTGTGTTTTTTACATACAACCTACCATAACTAAATGTTTGCCATAATTCTTTTTCAATTAATGATTCAACAAATGGTTTATGGTATTGTCCTAATGCTTCAAAACATACAGGGCAGTACATACTAAATGCCCCAGGCATAGTAGGGTCGCCCATAGGCATATCTGGGTATTGATATTGAACAACATCCTTTATCATATGATATTCGAGTGCTGTGTGTTCACATAACTCTTTTGGAACTGCACTGCGGGCAACAAATAGACGATCTTCTACAAGAACCTCAACTGCTACTCCTTCGTGATTAATTGTTCTCATAATACTTTACCAAAAAATACTAGGGTTAATCGACCTGTGGTGATGTCATTTCCAAAATAATCACCGCCTGAGTGGTATTTTCTACCATCAAATATGATGCAGCGATTAAAACGTGCTTCGACTGATGTATTGGGAGTGAAATGTTTATTACAGTCCAATCTCATTTTATTCAGTCGTTTTCTTAGTTCAATATCATCTGTAGTTACATTTGATTTGAACTCTTTTTCATAATTGATGCTATCGTCATTACTGGGTACATCATATAATATTGTACCACAATTTTGTGGATTTGTCTCGTTTAAATAAATCAAACCACCAATACCATAATCATCATCATCCCTATGAATCCATCCCGATTCATAATCATCTGTGCATACGTGAAAAGTTGCATCTAATTTCTCAAAGTATGTTGCGTGTGGTATATACTGAATTAATTTTTGTGCTAATTTCTGATGAAAACGATAATCATTTTCGTGTAGTAATGGAGTTGCTCTCACACCTGACCAATAACCACCTGACGGATGTTTCGCAGCAGGTAAATAATCCAATCCCAATGCCCATTCTCTTACGAGTGTGGGTGTCTCAAAGAAATCATCTATAACTACTGTGGGATAATTATATGACATAATTAAAATTTAAAACTAATCTGTGTGAGTTTTCTTTAGGGCAACTAGATGAGTGATATGTTAACCCATTAAAAGTTACGATCCTACCTTTTTTAGGTTTCACCGTTTGGATCACCGATCCATCACCATCAAAAAAATAGGTGTCACCATCACTATCATTCACATAATATAATGTGGTTGTGTGTGGTATCTCCGCATCTATATGTGCGTGATTGTAACCTGTATTTGTATTTAATAGTAATCCACCCTTTGCTCTTAATAATTCAAAGTTTGGATTATCTACAATAGTTAGAAACAATGGAAATAAGAAATCCCAATAACGTGACTCGTGTTCACTTTGTCTATCATAAAATAAATGTGCAAATCCAGTAGTTCCTGTTGCGTTTGCGTTTATATTTTTTGCTACATCATTCTCTCTGTATGTGACATCTTCTAAAAATGTCCACGGAAACACCGTGTTAGTCATCATACTGTAAATTCTGTCCTGATATAACTCAGGTATTATGTCATCTTTAATCGCAATCATAATTAATAGTTAAACAAACTCTATCTTCATCAGTTTGGTTTACCTGTGTTCTATGTTTTAACCACCCTGGAAATACTATTATATCATTTGTTTCTACTTCAACTTCTCTCCATAATGAAATTTGAGGTTCCCCTGGACTACCCCATCTATGGTATTCCAATGGATCTCGGTATTCAAAGTTTCCACTTTTCTTTGGTGCTTTTAAATAACAACTAACAACCATAGGGCATTGATTATGATAATGTTCCATAGTTTTTCCCGTTTTTTTATGTACGTTTACCCAAGAACGAACGGGTTTTGTTATTTTGTTACTATATCCCCAATGTGTCCATATCTCTTGTAACTTTGGTTGTAGAAATACGAACAAATCCTCTAACACTTCCCAATTATGTGGAGAATGTTCCTGATTATATACTGTAGAAAATGATGCACCAGTTTCTAATGCTGATCCAGTTCCATAGTTCTGTACAGTATGATCTATCAGTTTACCGATATGTTCTTGTAGAGACTCTCCTTCGTATGCAAACTCGTATTTGAGTTTCCATAACCAATGAACCTCATCTAATGGTTCAAGATGATGATCCACCTATAATCTCCATTTCTTCATTTCCACCACCTTCAACCTCAAGGTTGTTTGGAATAGAAACTTCACTGTCATCACCAAGAACATCACGTTTACAAATCATTAGGGCATCTATAGCACCTTCTAATTGTGATCTTTTCTTAATTGCTTCAGATCGTTTTTCAAACTCAATGGTTGTAACACCGTATGGGTTTAATTTTTTGTCAGCAAACTCTTTGTCATAGTTTTCAATTTCTAAATCTACCTGTTTCTGTTGTAGATAGAAATTTTGGATTAGTTCGTCAATAGTCATTTGTTTTTGTGGTAATTAATTGCCTTCATTGCCCTAGATATACGACCTTGAACATTGTCGTGTATCATATACTCGGCATTGATTGAGTAGTTAAAAGCGTGTTCTAAATCCCAATCTTTGTCAGTCGCATTATTGACTGTCATATCATACCACCCTTTCTCTAAGTAAATACGTGGTATAGGTATATATTGTGCTAATGGAGTACCTGCTTTCACAAGTGTTCCATCTGTGCCACTATCCATAACGTGCCATTGTAATTGCACGTTGACTTGCATAGCATATCTAGGATCAAAGATCCCAGTTACAGCAGTAAAGCGATCTTCATTATTCCAATGAACGTGTTGTTGTAATAGAACAACATCATCACTAGATGTCAGTCGCCAAGGTGTTTCCACCTTAATTATGTGTGCTAATGTGTCACGTGGACTGTCAATTAATGGAATAACCTGTTCTGGTGCGTGATTACTAATGTAATTAGTGTGCCTTGAGAATCTGCCAGGGGTTTCCCAAGTAAAAGATGCACCGTCACCATTTGTGATAATAATAAAATCCATAGGTGCAACAACTACCCATCCCATTCTCGCAATTTGCTTGATACCAGGGCAGTTTGAACTATTCTGTGATCCTTGAAAAGGGCATTGCTTTTCCTTTACTTCTTTTTCTTGCCACGCACGTTTTATACTAGACGTTGGTTTGACTGGATAACATTCTGCCAATCCAGGCTCCAAACTGTGAAACCTAACCCAAGGTTTTGGTTCTTTCTTTTTCTTTTTAAATAAGTTCAGCACGTAATTCATCCCCTCCATAGATGTAGTCTCTTAAGTATTCATAATGTGTAGGGCAGTCATCACTTTCAACAAAGTCATTGACTTCTTTTGAGTATTTTGAATGACTGTTTGCAACAAATGTAAGTTCATCTGGATCACGGTCAAAATACCAATCTCGACCTAACATCATTCCTTGACCTGCTGCTATGTAATTCATACCATTCATATTCACATCCATAGTTTGATCTAGGTCTAATGATGATCCAAGTCTTTCATAGTTATCATTAACTCTTACCAAACCATCAAACTGCTCTGTCATATACTCGTTTCTTTGTGAACACCACCTCCAATAAGGGTTGTCTGTTCTTTGTGACAGAGCATAGTGCATAGCAACAAACTTACTAAATCCAATTACTTCTCTCTGTGCAGCGTAGTTATACCAGTTTCTTTCTATTTGTGTTACATATCCTCTTCTTCTTGATAATACATCTACCAGTCTGAGTATATTTTCGTGTGTTGTTAACAGTCCCGTTGACTCTAATGGTTCAACAAATCCATAAGACAGTCCAATAGCAACAACATTCAAGTTCCACGCTTTTTCGTGATACCCGTGTTTTATATCAATAGTTCCTACCTCATACTGTTCTGGAGATACACCATATTTTTGTTCTATCCACGTTTCAAACTCTTGTCTAGTCTCTGTTTCCATTGCAAATCGAGATGACCAACAGTATCCAACTCCGATCCTATTCCATAGTGGTATTGACCATAACCAACCATTTTCCGCTGCTTGACAGTCAGTCACGTTGTGCATATGTTTTTCTCTCTCATCTTGTGTGAGATATGGTATGCGGGCAAAATATGCTTTATCGTTTGCTAAATCATTAAATTTAATGAACCTAGTACCCATATACTCTTCTAATAGGACTGATTTAAAACCAGTACAGTCAATAAACAAGTCGCCAATAACACCTACAGTCCTTTTATCTTCATTTAATCTGACTGCTAACTGTTTAATATATCTGTTTGAGACTGCGGGTGAACCACCTGCGTTTATATCTTTCACCGATCCCCTGACTTCACCTCTAATATGTGTAAATCTATCATCAAAGTTATCACAATAATCATCCCTTAGATACTCTGCAAACTTTTCAGCATCTAAATGATATGCAACGTCAGTTAACCAATTAAAGTTTCTCCATCTATTATCTCTATTATCCCATTGTTTATTATGTTTTACTAATGCTGAGTTTTCTTTGTTAAAGAACTCTGCAAATGATTCTGGAGGATATTCTTCTGGTCTTTCTCTAGCAAGATCAAACCAATCTTTCATACCTTCTACAGTATCATTATAATCATATTTACCAAATGGATATTGAAATACTGTTCCTTTCTCTCTAAAATCTGTAAACTGAATACTATTCTTATATGTTGCATTACACTTAGGCATCCAGTCTTTATCTTCTAAGTCTAATGCTCTTAAATACTTGTTGAAATGACCTAATGTAGATTCTCCTACACCCACTGTAGGTTTGTCTGATTCAATTAGAATTACATTTGTCCACGGGCAGCACTTTAACAATGCAGCAGCAGTCATCCAACCTGATGAACCACCACCCACAATAACAATGTTTTCAACTTTCATAATTAATTCCCTTGCTCATTATATAGGTACTTTTCATAGTATTCATATGCGTTCGGGTATCTCCCCAAAGTCTGATCCATAAAGGTTCTTCTTAGGATCGGTTCTTCAAAATCAGGTATGTTATATCCATTTCTTTTGGATAACATTTCATAATGTTCTGGCATTATATCATATTCATAACCTCCTAGCAAGTATGCTTCACCTTCTGATATGTAATTAATGTTTTGTATTTGTTCCCAATCTTGTGTAAGTAAATCTGGAAACTCACCTAGTGCATCCATATCTGTGTAATCTTTCCAAAACGGTGTATCATCTCTATAACCCATAGTATAATGTTTCACAACAAAATCTCTGAATGATGTAAATTTCTTTCTGACTGAGTGATTAAATTGTTCTCGTTGAAATCCGTTCCATTTATTAGATGCTTTAGGTAACACCTGTATTAGTTTAAATAAGAACTCGTGGACTGAGTATAGTCCTCCAGACTCTAATGGTTCTATAAAACCTGCACTTAAACCAATACTCACTACGTTATGTGACCATACTTTCTCTCTAATCCCTGTTGGCCACTTGAGTAATCTAAACATATTCTCTGGTATATCCACTCCTAGATGCTCTTTAAACTCTGCAAGTGCATCTTCATCTGTAATATATTGTGAACAATAATTATATCCCGTTCCGATTCTATCCCAAGTAGGTACATTCCATACCCATCCCGAACTCAAACCTGTACACTCGGTGTATGGTTGTATTTCTTTTTTCTTATCTGTATATGGTTTTCTTACTGCCCAAGTAGAATCATTTTTTAATAGTGTACTCCAATCTTCCCATTTCACATTAAGTTCATTCATCAATAATGCACGGAATCCAGTGCAATCTATGAAGAGATCACCATCAACGTACCTATCCCCACTGCCAAGGTAAACTCTGCTAACCCCATCCACGCAGGATTGAATGTTAGTGACCGTGCCTTTAATGTGTTTAACACCTTTTGGAATTGCATAATGATCTCTTAAAAAATCTCCGAATAATAGTGCGTCAACGTGATAACCCACGTATCTTTCTAAAAATGGAGGATAAAGACGGTTGACTTCAATAGGGTCTATAACATCTGAGAATACCCTACAAAAGGTCATACTGTCAATATTTCTTCCTCTCCTCCAATTATAATACTCGGTCAGAGGTATATCTGTGCCTCTTGTACCGAATGGATAATGAAATGAACCGTCTGGGTTGAAGTTAGTAAACTTGACACTGTGTTTATATGTAGCATTACAATGTGGCATCCAATCTTCATCTTTGAGATCGAGATACCGTATAAAGGTATTAAAAAACTGTGTCGTGCTTTCTCCGATTCCGATTCTTGGAATGTCTGCTTCGACAACAGTTATTTCTATACCAGTTCCTTCAAAATGTCTTGACAACATAGATGCTGTCATCCACCCTGCACTACCACCTCCGATAATGCAGATTCTATCTAACTTCATATGTCAGTAGTTTGTACTACTAATTATAACACTTTCGTCAACCTGCTCCCAGTTCATCATATGCACCACCCCAGTTAGAATATCTCTCCCAACAAGGTTGCTCCTGTGATGATAATTTGCAAGGTCTATTTACACTTGGTTCTTGTCCGTCACTCATAAATTCTGCTACTTCCTCTTCAGTCATAGTGGGATCCATTGGTTCCGCTACACTTGAGGGTGCAGTAGTCGCTGCCTTTACTCCTTTAATATGGTTAAACCATATTGCATCAGCAGCACCTAAATCTTTTCCCGCTGCAATGTCTTTGTAGAGCATATCTAATTGCTCACCGATTTCACCATACGCTACAATCCTTGCAGTAGCAGGGTCTGTATATGATTCTGTTCTTTCCACCCAGATCATATCAGCAGCAGCAGGACTCCATTCTAGTGTCCACGCTTTTGTTATGTTATCAGGTGCGTTTACCCACATCTGTGAACAACCTCTACCAAAGAATAGTGTATATTCTTCCCCAGGTTCTACAATGTCTGCAACGTAACCAGTAAAATCCATTAATGCTTTTTTCATAGTAACCTCTTATTTGTAGTTAATAACAGTAACAACACCATACTTACCGTTTGAACCACGGAAACTATGGAAGTGTCCACCTGACCCACCTGCACCATACGCTGCGTGATCTTGATGATTGTGTGAGAAGTTACCACCGTTTGGCCAACCTCCTGATACAGCACCACCAAAGTGAGAAGAACCTCCGACTCCTCCACCACCACCGTGGTGTGACTGTCCTCCTCCACCCCAAACATTGAGGTCTCCACCAGAACCATTACGCCCTAGTCCACCTGAGTGTTGGTTGTTTCTATTAGCACCGTGTCCACCACCTGCTGATAGATATGGTCCAAATGATGATGAACCACCATCACCACCGTGTCCGAAGTACCAAGTACCTCCTCCACCACCACCAACTGTGATACCAACTGAAGATATATTTACTACATTCAACACACGTTCTGAATATCCACCCGCTGCTCCTGATTCTCCGTGACCTGACGCTCCACCGCCACCACCTTGAACTCTGATATGTATATACTTAACACCACTTGGTCTATTCCAAGTTCCGTTACCTGTCCATACCTGTAGGGATGAGATATTTTCTGAACTAACATCAGTCCAACTCATAGATGAACCGTTTGTAGTTAAAAACTTACCATTTTGACCACTAACAGAGGGAACGATCTGACTGGATGAACCAGACATAGTTCCATTAATAGTGATGTTGCTAACTGTCAAATTTCCGTTAGCAGTGATGTTACCTGACGCAAGTGTAAATCCACCAATGCCTGACAGGTCTCTAATAGATGCAACTTTAAGGGTACTCATTTTGCCTGTTTAATTTCCTAATGTTATTTATACCTTAAGACGGTTAACTATAATTGTGTACGTGTATTAGTACGAGATAAGGATTACCAGTTCCAGGGATTTCGTGGTTATGAATCGAAATGTCTGCTCTTTGGATAGTTCCACTTGCACCACTACCATTACTATAATATACGTTACAACCGTAACCATTTACAGTCCACCCAGTAGGTGTACCTGTACCACCCTCAAAACGGGTATATACTGTCATTAAGGTTGCTTTCAATGTGTTATCAACTGGTGCATTTGATAGATTGATAGTGTAGTTTCCACCACCTGTCTTTCTAACAAAAATATTACCACTGTTGTTCCAGTTATGGTTTACCGTACCAGATGTCTGATAGTAGTAAATATGTTCCTGTAAACCTGCGTGTGATAATGTCCCAGTGAATGTACCGTGACCAGATTCTATATCTTGGAATTGTGCGAAAGACAAATCATCGTCACCGATCATAGTCCAAGTTGCACCGTTCTCAATAGTTACAGTATATCCATTATTAATCTGTATCGGACCTGCTGAAAAACCGTTAGTAAACTCTACTCCACCATTGAATGAAGGTCCAACAGTGATATTTTCTTCTATGTTTGTTCCGTTGGTTCTAATAATTGAGTTTTCACCAACAGAAGGACCACCACCACCTACATCATCCCAACCTGGGTTTCCTGCGTTGGCATCTTGCAAATAAATTTGTGCCTGATCTTCAGTCGTATTATAAACTAAAGTACCATAAGCAGGTGTACCAAGTGCATTAATCTGCGATTGGTTCAACGGTGGAAGATTTAACTGTTCTGATATAGACCAAGCAGTTACAAGACCTCTCGTACTTGCCTGTATCTGATTACCATTAATCTTTGTGGTCATAGTGTTCTACAGTCCTATTACTATTTAGATAACAAGTTCCCTGATTTGGATAGTATCATTATTCTGTGGTGCAGTACTGATACTAAAGTCAACTGCATTACCAGTAACTGTGTAGTCTACACCTGGGATTTGGGCAACACCATTTAAGAATACAAGAACAGAGTATGCTGTGTGACCTGGGGATATTGCAAACGAAGTTGTAGATCCATTACCCGCATAGGTAACACCGTTATTGTTATTAGCAATACCAGTTGCTAGTCTATACTTGTCAGCAGCACCATAAGTTCCAGTAACATCTAAGTTACCATCAAGGAATGTATTACCTAATATCTTCATCCTATTGGATGCGTCAGGCATTGTACCTATACCATAATGTGTAACGTTACTAAATCTTCTTGCTTTTATTGGCGTGGTGTCAGTCATACCAAACTGATACCAAACTCCTGACTGATACATCCAACCTAATGAGTCACCTGCCACCCAATCAATATTGTATATAATATCTCCATCATTAAACGCAAGTGTTGAATCAATATCTGGTTGACCTGATCCATCATCCTCTGCTAAGAATGTCTGTCTAAGAACTGTACCATCATCATTTGAGTATGTAAGTCTTAGAGTTTGTATGTTCTCCTGTGCAGTAATTCTCTTTTGGAATGTAACTGGACCTGAGAATACAGATTCTAACTGGTTAGATGCACCACCAATAACAGTTAGTTTATCAGTCAGAACAACCTCAGAGAATGTCTGAATGGTCGTGTTTTCTTCACCTAACACGTTTAACTGTGCAATATCTTCGTTCGTGATCTGACCTGTAACTGGGTTGATAACTTGGTTTCCAACGAATAGTTCACCATCACTGTTAACACCAGAGTAGTATGCAACACCCGCTGCTTCTTTCAATGACTGTGACAGTCTAACCTGTGCAGGGGTTAAAACTTCTACCTGAGTTGACGGGAACGCTGTTGAATAGTTTCCAGGTCCGAAACCTAGGTATTCAAACGTATGACCTGACGCTCTAAGAATAGAATAACGTCTAAGTTCACATAATATAGGTGCGACTGAGTTATCAGCATTTAATTTCAGTGCGATCTTTCTTTCTTCTTCATCTCCTAGACGGGATGTAACGACAATAGCGTTTAGTGTATTTGCTGTAGTGTTATATCCTAAGTTATTTTCCTGTTCTAATAAGAAGAACTGTGCAGTCTCTTTTGTAATTGATAGTTGCTTATCCTCATTTGGATTAGGTGATGCACCATCTGTTGTTGTCACCAATCCTAGTGTCTCGTTATCTGCGACTGATATAGCAGGTCCTGGGTCTGCGAGTGGATTATCTCTGTCAAACGTAGGATATACATCAACAGTCTGTTGTGAGAATGAGAAGTCATCAAAGTTTGATGTTGCAGGTGACACACTAGCATTAAGCAATGTTAGATAGTAGATACCATCATTTACACCACGTTCAAACTCTTGGAATGTCTCAACTTCAAAGATATAATATGTCTTATCATATGCAGGAGAGTTAGTCTCAGATGATCTAGGTTGTATAACAAAACCAGTAATAGGAGTTCTAGGAACTGGGAACGCATCTTTGTCTAGTACATATCTAAATCTATAGATTCTATCTTTCAAGTCTCTTGCATCGGGAACTCTTCGGATGAATGTAGTAGGTGTAAATCCTAAGTTATTGTACTGACTGTTTGCAATTAGTGTAGTATAAATGTCGTTGTTTGATGAGTCAACCTGTATGTACCAGTTAGATTGGTTGGTATCATATTTAATTGGGTTTGCATCATCACCTGGGGATGTACCTGTAACTTCTGGTCCAGAAGGATCAATCTTTGCACTATGTGTTGTAGGTGCACTTGCTCCCGCTGCTATCAACAATACGTTAACTTTATCTGGTAATGTAGGTGAGTCTTTTCTTGCACCTACTGTGTAACCCTGTATTTTTGAGGGTGGTTTTGCATTTTGATTGGTATAACCATACAAATATAATTTTGTTGGGTCTGCTGCTGCTTTTATCTTAGCAATATCTAATGTAACCCAGTTAATTGATACTTCTGCAACGTCAGACAAATCTTTAGGAGGTATAACGTGTGTTATCTGTCCTGCTTTATCTTTTGTAAACGCTGCTGACTTAAATCCTTTTGATCTTAAAGATGTGTTACCGAAGTTACTGTTAGAGTTAGTAATTGATAAGTCACCACCGCTATCTGAGAAGAAGTGATCACCGAAACCAACAGCGAAAACAGAAACCACCTGTATGAATGAGTCATTACTTGCTCTAATGTGAACGTGTCGCCAACCCTTTCTATACTTTGCTAGACCATCAATATGTGCACCTGAACCCGCTGCTTGTGCTTCATAGTTACCTGTTGAAGCGTTGTATTTAACAAAAGCACGGTCGTCTTTTTGTAGTGAAATACCCGTAAACTGGGCAACAACCATAGATTTGAAACCAGTTGCCTGTGAACCATCAGCGTGCATACCGTTGATTCCCCAAACTGATCTTAGTGAACAGTTGAATACATATGGTGATGCAGAGTCAACAGTATCAATCTCAACTTTAACCAGTACGTTAGAACCAATAGCATTACCAGTTGGTTCAGAACTCATCTGATATGTAAACTGGTTGCCCTGTGCTGACGTTACAAGGAAGGATCCGTTATATAAATTCGCATCTGCTTCAGTAGGACCCGTGACCCCTGAGATATTGACCGCGACCCCGACAGAGAAACCGTGATTAACAGGATTATCTTGAATGTCAACAGTAAACGCAGTCGCTGTTTGTCCGTTTCTGATAATTTGTGAGACTCTGAATTCATCTGAGATAGGTCCAACTATTCTATTTTCTTCTACTCTTGCCTGTATCTGGTCTTGTGCAATGTTACCAGAAGTATCAGGAATTGTTGCATATGCCTTAGAAATCTTTTGGTAGTAAAGATCTAGGTCTGTAGTGTTTGCATACTCAAAACAAGTTATCTTATGATGTGAGAAGTTAGGTGCAATAGTGTCAGTAAGTTCTGGTCTATAATATACACCGTTGTTATCTCCATCAAAGAATGACATCTGCCAGAAATAACATCCACCAGTCAGTCTGAATATAGCAGACGTAGACGGTTCGTTAGCAGAGGAGATACCTAATGATGCTTGTGTTGTGGGATATGGTACATACTTAGGTACAATTTTTGTACGTCTTAAGTCAGATCCAACAACAGAAACACCTCTTGGGCATATAACTCCACCGTTAACAGAGTTAAATTTATATAAGATATTATTTGAGGAAGTTAAGTCAAAGTTAGAGTTTTCATCAAATGGAGTGATCTCTCCAAATGTAGCAACCCCAGGTCTGTTGTCTATAACATACTCTGAGGGATATAGGTAGATACTAAATGCGTCAAATTCGTCATTACTTAAACCAACTCTATATGAAAATCTTGCTACTTCTAAAAAGGCACGTTGCAACGTCTTAAAAGGTCGTAACGCAGAGTTACCTCGGTTGTCATACGCATCCGACGCATCGAAGTCGTCAGGGTTGACGTATATAATACGACCAGTCCTCGACGTGATGATATTTTTAAGACGAGTTAATGCCATCTAGGATTTCCTTCTGTTTATATTTAGTTAGGGTGCAGCACCACCGCCACCGCCACCACCAATTCCACCTGCGGGAGGAACGTAATCTACGATGCTGTAATCACTTACTGTGTTAACAAATCCATTCACTTGTGCACTCATATCTGCACTTGAAGCATATACAATTAAATGTGATCCAGGTCCTATAATTAGACCTTTATGTTCTGCTGTTGCGTTAGCACCAATAGCAGTATCATAGTAAAGATAATCTCCAGTTTCTACATCAGTTGCAGCAGTTACACTACTTACTGTTGCTACTGCTCTTGTAGGTCCTTGACCAGGAGGTGTATCTGGGAATGTATCAGAACTCGCAAATGCAGCAGGTGAATCATTATCAACAAATACTTTTAACTTACTTGTAGTTGTATCCCAAGAAGTTACATATCCGAAGGCACCTGCTGTTACAACACCAACAGTCTGTGATGCAGTACCAACTGTAAATGTATTACCAGTCACAGGAGTTCCAACTACATCATATACAAATACTTCTGAAAAAGTAGGATCTGGGTTTACATCAATAGATCCAGAGTATCCTGCCTGTCCTTCAGCATAATAAAATATAGGATCAGGAGTAGTAGCAGAAATTGCAATTTCAATGTATGCAGTACCACCAGAACCTGCTGTACCAACCTTTGTAACACCAGTTGTAAATTCAGTTCCTGGGGTTGGAGTAGCGTTTGTACCTTCATTAACGTCAGAGAATCTGAAAGGTAAACCTGTGTTAGTTGAGTCAGAAATATCAAATCTATATGTTTGATCAATGTTTAGTGAGAATGTGGTCTCAGGAACAACCTCTTGTCCTGATGTTACTGACCAGATAAATCCCGCTGTAAATGTTTTATCAACTGTAATAGTATCTTGAACAACAGTAGTTGCGTTTGATGTACCACCTGTTAATGTCTCACCTGTAACAAAGATATAGAAACCTGCTGAACCCGCTGCTGTTAATGGAGTTACTGTTACACCGTCGTTATGGTTAGCAGCAGTGGTTCCCATTTGTCCACGAACAACTGTAACGTCATTACCAGAAACGTTAGTTGCTTGCAAAATTTCATTACCAATGACAATGTATGAACCAGAAAGTATGGCAGCACCATTGGTTACAGTCAAAGTTGTGTCTCCTGACGCGAATGTACCACCCTCGTTAATAGTTGTGGTAGTTCCTGACGGAGTGTATGCTGTTACGTATTGACCTGGGGTATGTGCAGCAGGAGTTGTACCAAAGGTTCCACGTGTGATTGTCAAAACTCCAGGTCCTGTAGTTCCAGAGTTAAATGCAGCGTTAGTGACAGTAACTACCTCGGCAGATGCAGTTCCGTCAGATAAGAATAGATAATCGTTAGCATTAATGTTTGTGGCAGAAGTAACAGGTACTGAGGTAACACCAGTTCCCATATTTGCCATCTCAATGTTTAAACCAGTAGTAGATGTTCCTCTGAATGTCGCAGTCAGTCCAGAGACACTACCAGTTATTGTTTCACCACCTTGGAATGTACCCGCATTTTGTGCTGAGTCAACTCCAATATTACTTGTGGTTGCAACTTTTACTGAGTAAGTTGTAGTGGTTGTAGTTTTTACAACGTCAGCAAGTTTTGCTGTAAAATTACTTTGAGCACCTGAGATTTCTAAACCTGGGGTTGCGTCTCCAACAGTTAATCCTGGGGTTAGTGCTAACTTGTACTTTGTTACTACATTACCTTTTTGAAATTTGTATGTATTAGCATCAAGAGTAAGTTCTTGAGTGTAATCTTTATGTGCCAGTCTATACGTTCCTGCTGAACCTCCACGGTTACATATATGAACTACACCTGATGTAGTGTCATTAATATCTGAACTGTATAAGACTGTATTTGTAGTTGCAGACGGTGCTACCGCTGCTAGTCTTCCTGCTGTCATTGTTTAGTTACCATCCTGCTGCGAAATGTTGTTGTAATCTAAGTCTGCCACCTAGATCAGGTGCCGAAATTGGACCACCGAACGAAACACCCAATGTGCCTACGTTTGCTGTTGATAGAAGTGTAGCATCTGCGTCTGGAAACTGAATGGTTTTAGTTCCTGTGATGTTACTTAGATCAAGGTTAATAATCCTTTGATCATCTACTTCATCAATTAATTTTAATCCAACAATAGATTTGTTGTATAAAACCTGTGATGCTTGCGTAGCAACTAGAGTGTTGTTTGCAAGTATATTTGTATTTAGGTTAGTTGCAGGGAACTCATATTTAAGAGTAGTAGCACCCGAAACATTTGTTAAGTCAAAGAAAATACGAGCAGTTAAATCAGCACCATTAACAAAGTAAGGGTCTGCATAGTTTTTGTTCGTAAAGTTTTGAGTTGCGTCAATACCTGCTACTGTAAACGATTGATCAGGAAATGTTACTGTTCTGTCTGTAGTAACGTCACCTGATGCAAAAGTAACTTTAGGTGTTGGATTATTTGGATCACCCGATGCAATATCAGATATTGAAGGGTTGATCAAATTCTTGTTACTGATGTCTTGTTCAGTAATAGTATCTATCAGAGTTGACTGTGATGCAGATGTTCCATAGTCAGGTAGTCTGTAGATGTGTTCTACTGGTGCTTCCCAAGAGTCAGTTTCAAACTTTGCTATTTTTCCTGCATTAGACGAACCAATTATCTGTAAGTTACCATCCTGTATGATGATAGTCTTATTTGATATTGTTTGTGCTGTATCGTTACCTATAAGAGTTGTAGATGTAAAACTTCCTGTGTTAGGTAAAGCAAAGGTACGAATACCTGCTCCTGTTGACACATTAGAAATTTCAAACTTTGCTCTTTTGTCTGGGTTTTGGTCGTCTGCTAAGAAAAAGTTAACGTCTGTAAGTTCTGTAGGTCCATTCACTAAAAATTTCCCAGAACCTTGAGGTCTGAGATCAATGTTAACATTGGATGAAGTTGTGTCACCTGCAATCAAACGAATAGTTGCTGATCCGTCAGCATTATTCTGCTTCCTGTAGTACATAGATGATGTACCGAAAGCAAGTCCTATCTCGTTATATGCGTTCTGGTATAGTCCAGTGTCCCTATCCAAATCGAAGGATAACCCTGGCTGAGACTGTGATCCCGCACTTACACCTTTAAAAAGTTGGTTTATCCTTGCTTTTCTATTTGGTATTAGAGGATCGGAGATAACAACGGGTAGAATCGCTTCACCAGTCAATACCTCGTCTGCCAGAGTTTCTAATTGCGAAATTCTTTTTGTTCCCACAGCACTCTAGGCGGTATTTGATACAATCTTATTTATACAAGTTCTAGATCAGTCTTCTCGTATGCAATATTCAGCAGCGTGAGGATTGTCAAACCCCTTCAAATCTTGTCTCGCTTGTTTAATAGCGGTGTATGCGTCTTCTGCATATTCACAGATTTCGTGATGAATATATTGGGTATCGTGATACCCGATTGTGTAATGATTCATTAGATTAATGACATTGCGTGTTGAAGTTCTTTTGCGTGATTGAGTTCGTCTTGTGCGATCTCTGCAATCTTTTTATCTTCTGGATGATATGCTAGATACTTTGTATAAGTTTCAAATGCGTGCTTCTCAATTTTCATATTAATATCATACGCATTTAAAGGATCTATGAAATAATATGCAACCATAGTCCAATAATAAAATAGAACTAAGTGTTTGGCAAAGAATCTGTCAATCCATTTTTCATCTCCACCTCTACGTTCCATCTCTTCAAGATGTTCTGTTTCATTTAATGATTGCCAGAAATGTTCTTTCATAAGATAGATGTGTTCATCACCCCTAAGTCCTAATGACTCTTTAAAGTGTAAAACACTTATAAAAGAAAAATAGGGTGCACGAGCAATAACCTCTAACACCCAAAATCTTTGTATATCTCTACCCCTATACAAATAGTCAAGGATAGTTATTGTGAAGTCTAAAACAAATGTGTTTAGTTTTTTCATTAGAATATTGCCTTAAAAATAAATTCTTTAGATAAAACAGGATCACCTAGAAGTTCTAATTGTAAACCATCAGCATCTACGAAGAGATCGTCTTCCGCTTCTTTTCTACAATGCTGCCAGTAATATGTTCCATCTTCTCTTCGATATAAGTAAGAAGTGTTGTGTGAATCGAGGGTGAACATTGCGATGCACTTTTGTTTATGTTGCCAACAGGGGTCTTCTGCTCGTTTTTCATATTCAGTCACGTTGCCTCCAATCATCTGATCTTTTGTTTTTAAACCATTCTGCTATATCGTCTGCCCCACTGAAACCCCTTCTATGTTTCCTTGGATCGGAGTCTCCTATATCCAAGTACTTAAGAAAAGTTGAATCGTCATCTGTCACTAATCTTCTTGCTTTACTCAACATTCCTCTTGCTGATGTATTACTTTTTGATAATTTTTCTGCCCATATCATATCATCTAGACTTACTTCTTGTTTCGCTGCAATAGATTTGCAGATGCCTTCTAACCGAAGACGATAGGCAGTTGATAACATAAATTAATAATGTATATTAATTTTATTTATCTGTTAGATATTTGTTCAATTAATGTGTCAATAGATCCAGACATACTGCGGTACCCCGTTCCTACGTATAATTGACCTGCAAAAACAGATAATGTAGCAGCACCCCAAAATAAGTAATACCACCTAGACTTCACTTGTGCTCTTACTTTTGTTACTTTGTCACGTTTCATAAACAATAAATAAAAATAGAATTAGGAAAAGACCTATGCTTTAAACCTTTGTTCTATATTATATCATATAAAACTGAATTGGAGCAAAACTATGTCGCATAATATAATATCATACAATCAACTCAATTCTTGGGATAACTTATCTGAAGATCTCAGAATATCAGAGTATTATGATTGCTTAGTAGAATGTAACGATGATCAAGGAACGTGTAAACGTTATTGTCGCTCCGTTCTAGAAAGATAAACTAAAAGAGGTCGCTAGGGACCTCTTTTTTTATTCTGGAAATTTTAAATAATTTGTATGTTCGACAGTTTTTGCTACGTCGAGCATAGCGTCTCTGATATGAGGTTGTTGACCTGTTGCTTGGTAAGCAAGATTTTGTTGGTCGGTCATTGACCATCTCCACTGGTGCATTTCATTACAATACCACAGTTGTATTTGCATATGTTTTCTTTGTAAGTTAATAGGGAATTTCTTCTTCACACTGAATCAAATGTGCATCTAACTCAAATATAATTGGATGACATAATTCTTGAATGAGATAAGAAGATGATCTATAAATCTCCTCCATTGTACACCAAGAATTTTTATTTGCCAAATCTATTGTTTGGGAATCAGGATTTTGTATTTCGTCGAAAGTGAATGCTAAACCGTTAAGATAATAAATTCTACACAATCCTATTTTGACGACGTAACGGAAGTCGGAATAGATGCGGTACATTTGCTGAACAAGAAAGGACCTTTTTTGGAACCCCAGAGCAACTCTCCCTCTTCATCATACCCTTTATCGTCAGACTCAAAGGAATCTTTAGTTAAAGTTATTGTAGAAACAACTACACCTCTGCCATTGTGGGCATTAGGTTCGTTTTTACCTATCCAACCCCTTTCACTTTCTGTGAAGATTAGACTAGGCATTTTTTTATCAGCGTTAAATGTTTCTAATAGTATGTGATCTTTTTTAGAAACGACGTTATGTGTTCTTTCACGATACACTTCACCGTTCCAGTCATACCACTGTTTTGATGATAATCGTCCTTCGTCATTGAAGTACCACAGGTAATGGATATATGCGAAAGACGATGGCCACATCTGTGCTTGTCTTAAATTATGCCAGTGGTGAACCAAGAGATCCAGAAAAGGTTGTTGATCCATCGTATATTTTATATATTATAATTGCTCCTTGAGTTCACCTAATGTTTCAGTCACGTAACTTTTGACTTCTGCATCACTTGGCAAGGTAACACCAGGTATAGGGGGTGGTGGACCTGTCATTGGTATAGGTGGAGTCTCTAATGCTTCTACCTGTAATTGTCCGTCAGGGATTCCATTCATTAGGATATTCCCTTTGTCTCCTTCTACAAGAACTGTTTCACCTCGTTCAACAATTTTGAAAATGAAATTTAAGTTCTCAACTGCTTCTTCTTTTGTAATTCTGATCATAATTTGTAATGTCTTCTGTTAGGTTCTACACCTTCTTGTATCATTGTAACTGCGAGAGTGAAGAGATCACCACCTGATTCATCAAAATTGTAGGTGATAGTCTCTTCGTGACCATCGCTGTCTTTGTATTTTACTTCACGTTTGGTAAAATCTATCCAAACATAATCAATGTAAGTTTCCATTAATAACCATATAAGGTAGTCTTCACTAAACATTTTAACTTAGTTCAACATAATTGGCAACCCAAAAATTGTTGTAGGACCTGCACGACATCCGAAAGATGCTTTACCTGCTGTTACACTATATCTTACAGTTCCTAAACCCACAACACTATTTGTTATAGCACCTATACCTTTAATTCTTTCTGTAATAACTGAAGGAATACCCGCACCAATACCAATAGTTGCTTTAACAGAACCAACTGTACCTTTCATAGTCTCAACAATACCACAAGGTTTTGTTAATCCTGCGACAGCACGTAGATGGAAAGCAGGTAATAATGATCCTGTTAATCCTTCACTCTGTAATACAACATCAGGACCTTTAATCATAGTCAATCTACCTGTGATAGCGATTGGAATTGGATTTAACATACCAATCATTGTATAGATCTGATTGTTTACAAAATTAGTCTGCCAAGCACACTCGTTGATGATCTCACCAGATATAGAGTTCATCATTGCTGTTGCTTTATTAGTGATACTGTTTGCATCAACTTCAAAATCACCAATAGCAGTTAGGGTAATATTTGCTGCTTGAAGTCCCCAACTTCCTTGATAGTTTACTTCGTGGTCAGCAGCAATAACTTGTGTAGATTTTGCTTGATTCTCACCTGGTGTGTCACCGTCATAATTTTCGTCAAGAACATCACCACTACCTTCTTCTATACCAACACCATTAGATTGGTGTGTATTTTGTGATCCACCAACCTCTATGTTAAAATCTCCATTTACTTTTAATGTGTAATCACCTTCAATAGTTACACACCTGTTGCCTTTGATATTTAAACATTCATCTCCACCAATAATTTTGGTTTCATTTCCAGGTATATTATAATGTGTATTACCAAAACTATCAGATATTCTAGTTTGTCCACCTGTATCTGAGACGATAGTTTTTTGTTTACCTTCGTTATTATCTTGGATAATAGATGATCCGTTCATAAATGATTGGATCTCCATATCATAAGACTTTAAGTTTTGATACATTTCGGTGATAATATCACCTTGTGTTTTTGGTTTACCAGTTACAACATCTATACTAACCTCTCGCATCATAAACTCTGGAGGTGACTCACAGGTACTAGATCCCCACAATGGCAACCAGAAGTTCTGCTTTGATTTTCGTATTTTTCTGCCACAATTCTTTTTCTTGAGAAGTGACATAATAAGACCAAGAATCAACTTCACGATATTTTGGAAGTTTAACTTACTAAAGTCCATTTGGAAGATACTGGTAATCTTTCCTACTAATGCTCTAAACTTACCAATAGCGTCTCTTGCTGTAGCGATTGCAGAAACAATAACATTAATAGTTTTTCCTATCTTTTGTAGACCTTCTTTGATTTTTCCCATTATGGCACCTACTGCACCACTGATAGCAGTTGAAATACCATCAAACACTTTCTTTACGACCATATTTGCCAACGATTTAGCAAAGTCAGCGGTATTACTAAATGCAGATCGAATAATACCTAGAATATGAGACGCTTCAAACATACAGAATATATTAAATAACATACCTGCAACATCCATTAGAGTGGTAATAATACCTGTAGGAATTACGTTACTGAGTAGTGATTTTAGTTTACCTATCACAGACTCAATAATTTTTGCCATTACCTCTTTCATCCAAGACATAATGCCTGAGATACCATTAGCAATCGCTAAGTTAATACCTGACATTGCTTTACTTAATATCTTATTATCTACTTTCTTTCCTGTAACAATAGAAACTAAATTACCTAGAGGATCTACTGCTAATGTTGCTGCAAGATTACCTGCTTCTTTCAACATCCTTTCTAAGTCTGTCTCAAAACCTGATCCCGCAGGACCTGCTGCTCCATCTGCAATACCAAATATTGAAGTTGGAACGACCAAAGGGTTTGAAGCATAATGTCCTTCAAGACCTCTACTTAAAATACCAAGTAAACCTCTATCTGTTGACTCTCCACCATCTGAGTTAGAAGGTTGTTCTCCTGTTTTGTTAAACTGGTTTCCACCTGCTACTTCCTGACCTGATAAATCTTGTGCTTGTACAGGTAATTCTTTTGCAAGTTCTCCATCTGCTATTACAGTTTTAGAAACTTCTGAGTCTTGACCACTTTCATTCGTCTTAAATCCTCTAAAAGAACCTATAACAACTGGTAGTTGTGCTTCCTCTCCATCTAAGAAAAATCCTAGAACCTGTGCACCAACTTCCAATGCTGTAGCAGTTCCTGTATTTTTTATACCTGCTTGGTCTGTAGGCAATAGAACTGTTGCCCAAGGTAATGACTTAGTAGGAACTGTTGTCAAGTATGCTTCTTTTGCTTGACTACCTGTGTACCATCCTAAGATACGAACACGAACTCTACCAATCTCTTGTGGATCTTCTTTATCCTCGACTTCTCCGACCCACCAAGTGAATCCGTCGCGACCCATCACATCAGTTTTACCTTGTAAAGCAGTTGCTGCCATTGTTAAGTTATCCTCCGTTTTTATTTATGCGTAGGAAATCCATCCTGTAGCGATCATTTTTTCTTCGGGTGATGTAAGACCGTGATGAACGTGAGTCCAATCTGCTGGCCAAAACACTGTTAAACCTTTCTCAGGTTTTATTTTTTTATCTTGATGTACCCAGTATGTTTCACCACCTTCATTAACTGTATTTAAGTAAGTCATCCAAGCAAGATGTCTATAGGATGCAGTCTTACCAGACCCAATTCTTTCACAATGAGGGCGGTGATAACCACCTGTATTTGCAGGATACCATTGTATATTGAATGGTTCATTCAATTCAACGGGTGCCATACAAGCGTACGGGAATCTTTCAAGGTATTTATCAAGAACTGTTTGAAGTTCTCCTAAGAAAATACGAACTGCCTTCTCATTGAGGAAGGGAGGTATTGCCATATCAACAGACTTCTTGATGGTAGGGTCTACACCATCAGAGAACTCTCCATTAACCTTTTTA